ACCTTGGCCATTCGCAAGCGCGCTTACTGTACCAGCGGCGTCCACGCCCGCGTCGGTAACAGTTGCACCCAAAAACAATTCGAAAAGAAAGCCAGGATATGCTTTAACTTTTGCGGAAATTTGTGTGGAAATCGTTTTAGATTCAGCCGCCCATGGGAACTTGTTAGAACCCGCGTAAAGCAATTCTTGCTCAGAGGTAAGCGCAATGTCGGAAGACCCGATAACCTTTAAAATTCCATAGGGCAGTTTGTCGCTGCGTCGATATGGTGTGAAAGAATGAATACCAAAAATAATTCTATCTTGAGAAAGTGACATTTTTAAATTCCCCCTAAATTAAACTAGCGCCGTTTCAAGCTCGATTCCGCCTACTTTTATGTCGGCGCTCGTATCTTGTTCTAACCTAAATGATAACGGTGCAATTGTCTTTACTTTTATTTTAGACCGTATCTCATTTTCGTCAAAGTTTTCCTGCATAATTTCTTTTAACGCCCGCGTGTAGCGCAAAATGCGTCGCACGCCGCTACCGTCGTCCTTTTCATTCATTGGGTTCGGATAGTAAACTTCGACGAAAAGCGTCACCTTTTCGGCTGTAGAAGACCATGCACCGTCGGCAATGCTTTCTTTTAAACCGTATAAAATGCCCACCTTTTGATTGAGAATAGCATCGTCCCAAGTCTGGAAGAAAAACCCATCTACGCCTATTTGTGGCAAGTCTAATGGGACGCCCAGTGTTGTTTTCTCGTTTGAAATGTCTGTAAGCTTAGCGTTTAATTTCGTCGTTAAAATATCTTTTAAATCAGTTAAAAGCCGCTCTACGTCATACATTATTACAGCCATACTTATTTTCTCCTAGCCAGCGTCTTTAATACATAATCGTTTAAAATATTTAGCCAGCGCTCTAAGCGGCCTTGCTGTTCGCTTGTGGCGAATCGTGGCGCTTCTGCGCCGATAAAAATAAATTTTCGAAGTGGAATTTTGGAACGTGGCGCATCACTCTGGTGATAAATCGCATAGGGAATTTGTGTGCCAAAGATCAAAGATAATGGAGAAATATTAGCTATCGAGCCTTCACTATTGGGCGTTGTTATTGATTTTTCTAGCTTACCGCTTGCTTTTAAAAGTGGGTATGCAAAACCATAGCGTTTAATTTTGCGCCATTTATATTTTGTAAAACCTGCGGGCGATTTTTCGCCCTGAAAATCAGGGTATTTTCCGGCGCTTTTTAATTGGAAAATTGCGCGCTCTGATTTATAGAAGTCTTGTAAAATTAATCCAAACGGTATTCGCAGGTCTTGAATTTCCGACATGGTTCTATCAAGCCCGCGCTTGAATACGGCGTCGTTTTCTATCGTGTAACTAGCCGTAGCCATTTACCAATTATCCTTTGCCTTTTCAAAAATAGGTTTGTCCTGGTCTACTACCGCGTTCGAAAAGAATGCCCCACCAGTAAGTAATGGAATGGCGCCAGCTAACACTTGTTCGCCAGCGGCTATTTGCTTTAGTGTTGCCATAATATCTTTTGTTGATAATGAAACACCGCGTGGGTTTTGCGCCTGCTCGCTAGCTTTAGGGTCTTTCACTTCTAAAATTTTTCTGATTCTCTCTGCTACGAGTAAGCGAGAAAACATTTTTAAAAGCTGCAAACCTTCGCCGCTAACTAAGGGCGTTTCGTATCTTTGCCCCACAAAAGAATTTACAAGCGCGTCTGCTTCAATAATAAATTGATCTACAGACGCGGCTGTAATAATGGCATTAGTCGCTGCAAAGTCGATGCTTTTAAATTCGCTAGCTACTTCCGCATTTGTACTATACGCCATTTATAATTCCCCTTTACTCTTCGTCTGCTTCACCTTGCAAGCCGCCTTCTTTTTTAGGCGCTAAAGAAACTTCTACTTTTTCTTCCACGTCTTTACCAACGTGCCCTTGCTTTTGCATTGCCTCTAAAAACTCTTTCGGACATTCGGAACCCTTTACCAAATGTTTACCATTGTGGACTACGTTTTTATTCATTACAGCCATTGTGAGTTTCTCCTAGTTTAAATAATAAAAGCGCTGTGAGTTTCCCCGCAGCGCTTTTATTTTAATCACACAATGGTGTTTTATGCCATCGCATTTTTCACAAGATACGCGCATGCTGTTTCTACTAGAAGCATGTCGTATTCGTCCTGCACCAAAATTTCAGTAGCATCTGGTGGGTTAAATACTGGCTGTTTGAACACCTTGCGAGCGCCTTCGCCAGCAATTTGTAAACGATAGCCAAGTGATTTTTGCATTTTGCTTGGAGAATCAGGCGCAACACAGAAAATCATGTCTTTACCCCAAAGAGGTGACAAGCTATCCGATTGACCTTCTTTCGCCGAGTTATAAACAACGTCTGCAACTAGCAAGCGTCGTACACCCAAAGCTTTAGCAAGTTCGTCGTTGGTCAAAGAACCAGCGCGGTTATCTGCATAACCTAAGTTACGAACGATTTTTGGATGATAGCGAAGTGTCTCCGCTAATTGCCAATCCATAATAATAGTGTCGGGCGCTTTACCACAGGCCGCGCGAATGGTGTTCTTAGCAGTTACCGATACGGCAATAGGGTCACTATTGGTGTAATCGTTAAATTGTGAAGTTCCCGAAAGCGTCACGTTTTGTGTGATGATAGAAGTAGAGCGCAAGCTATCTGCTAATGCTTTTTCTTTACCAAGCCACAATACATTTGTAAGTGTCATTACACTATCTTTTTCAGCGTCGAAAGGTTGTTCTACGTTGCGGTAGTCTTCTTTCGTTACCAAGTCAGAAAGGCCGTGACTCTCAATAAGGTAAAGTGTCGAACTACGTGCAGTTACGTCAAGGCGTTTTGCGCCCGCACGTCCGCCCATAATCGTTGGCACGATTCTTAAATGGTCGCTACCATACTTTCCGATTTTTCCGGAGCTTTGAACTACGTTAAGAACGGGTAAAATCGCTTCGGAAATATACCCCTCTGGTACATACGCATTACTCACGTTAGTGAGTAACTTGTCTACTTGTGCTTTTAGAAATGACATTTTAAATTCCCCCGTTTCCTAATTAAATTTTGTAATTAACTTGTTTAACACTGATTATGTCGCCAGCTACACCAGCTTCCAATGCTTGCGCATTTACATAATCGCCTGTAGTAGCAGCTACACCTTTACCAGCGGCGTCGGATGCAATTTGTCCGCCTGCGGCCACTGTTCCGGCAAGTTTTAGCTTACCAGCTTCGCTGTATGCTACTTCTAAAACGTCTTCCGCTGCGCTTGACGCATTCATATTGATCCCAAGAGCAAGACCGCCAGCGCCTACGTTAGTAACGTGGTCGGCATCAGAGCCAAGTTTAACAAACAAAAACGCTGATAGAGCGCCGTCTGCTTTAAGTGCTACAAAATCCGGTTGTAAATAAGCTGCCATTGTGTATTCCCCCTCTTAAAAAATTTATTTCTTGCGTGCCTTCATAACTTTAGAAATGGCGTCCGGAAGTTTAATTTTTTCATCCTTTACCATTTTTTCAGCTAACTCTAAAATTTCAGCGTCTTCGTCTTTTGCGCCTTTTGTTCCATTACCTTCGCCATTGCCTTTTTCAGCAAGATTTACTTTTGCGGCATTCTTAATGAACTCGGCCATATCGCCTTTAATGAAAGCATCTTTCTGCGCGGCGCATGCTTTGCCTTCTGTTAAAAGGATATTAAATTCTTTTTCTTTTTCGCTGCATGCGATTTTATCTTTCATCGCATTATTATCAGCCATCATTTGCGTATTTTGTGACTTCATGGCGTCGCATTGCGCTTGAAGGTCAGCAATTTTCTTTTCTAGCTCAACGATTTTTGCGTCTTTCGATTGCATATCGGCCTGGGCTACTGGTGCCGCGGCTTGGTATTGTTGCACTTGTTCGTTAAGTGTTTTTACTTGCGCTTCTAATTCTTTTACTTTTGCGTCCATTAAAATTTCCCCCTTAGATTCTTTCAAAACTATCGGTGCCATATCCTTAACTTGTGGTCGATTCGTTAAGCCGCCGCCGAACAGTACATTTTCATAACTTACCTGAGTTTCCGGGTCTGTCCACTTAAAAGCAAATTCAGGCGAAAAATATTTTAATTCTTTTTCATTAAGTTTTTGCAGCGCGTTTTTTGTCCAATCTACACGCGCCCATAATTCTTGGTTAGAACTGTCCGAAAAAAATAACTCTTTTATCCAGCCCGCGGCAACACCTTCATTATCGTGAAAGTAATCAATAGGAATTTGTTGGCGTCTAACGTTCTTTTCAAAGTTTTCTTTAAATTGCTGCAAAATTTGTGGCGTTATTTCCACGGTTCCGTAAGTCGGGTGTTCAAATTTTGTTACACGCAAAACCTGTACGATAGGCGAACGGTCATGACCGGGCGTAGTGCCATCTTGTAATTTAATAGTGCCTAAGAAGTCCGAACGCATATTTTTAACCTAAACCATATTAAGAAAAATTCAAGTAACAAATTTACCACTTTTTTGCGCAGGTGTTTATTTTGTTACTTTTTAGCTGGCGCCGATTCGCCGCACTTACTATATGCAATAGCTAGTGCTTGTTCTTGCGAATGCCCTTTTGCCATTAATTCTGGCATCCACCCTGCTACGCAGGCGGAAAGGTCACCCGCTAATTTAACAGGCTTTTTATATTCGCTAAGCGTTATATATTTTTCCAAGCTTGCGCGCGAAGGCTGTAAACCATTCGGGTCAATTTCTGGATTATTAGAATCGCCTACCATATTAGGCACTAAACGACTTTTACAGTTATGGTGCAATGGCGGAAAATATCTATCAGCTTCCGGGTCATTTGCTGAAAATGTTGTGCCCGCCAAGTCTTGACAAATAGGACTTACCGGGTCTTCGTTTGTAAACGTAAAACTTTCAATACCACTTAAAACGTCGGGGCTAAAAAATAATTCATTACGCCCTGTTTGCGTAATGAAAGAAGTAACATTGCCCGCCGCGGCGTCGATGCTCGCGCCGCTTGCTGTAGACCCGTCAAGCATCGCATTTACTTTTTGGTTTATATCATTTTCGATTATATCAAAATTGTCCGTCGATACGGCGCTATTACCGAATTGGAACGTAACAAGTTTTTCCACGTCGCCTACTTGTGCTTCCATATTTTTAGCGGCTGTATCTACAAGCGCTTTTAAAAAGGGCGGTAATGTTTCGTAGTCACCAAACTTAAACGTTTTTACGTCTTCCGCAAGTTTGATATTTTTACCGCCTGGAATTTCTTTTTTCGCTTCGTTAATTGCTTCTACCGCAATAGATGCAAACATATTTTTAAGCACGCTTACATATTCTTGTACACCAGAATATTTTAAATTGTTTGCTGCTTTAATATAATTAGAACCGACAGCATTATTAAAATTTGTTTTCAAATTTGCTAGCATACTGTCTGCTATTTTTCGCAGGCCTTTTTGCATTGTTTCTTTAACTGCGGCTTTATTTTCTTCCCATTGTTTACGGTAGCGGGCGGAGTTTTCAGCAAGTTTAAAAGTTTTTTCTACTTCTTTTAGTTTTGTAACTGGCGACGCTGTAGGCGCGCCGGAAACCGCGGGCGGTGTTTGCTGTCTTGCTGTCGATTCGTCTTGTGTTGGTAATTTGTAAAGTTTGCGCAAATACTCTTCTAGCTTGCTATCAGCCGTCAATGCTTTAGAACCAAGCAAGCTTGTGAGTGTTTCCGCCAATTCTTTGCCCGCATTATCATTGATACCAGAGCATTTAATTTTTGGATAAATCGGCTGTTCACCGAAATTCATTTTAATTAGTTGCGGAATAAGTACGCGGTTTAACTCTTCACAAATTAAATTCGCATAAGCCTGAATGCCGCCTAAGAAAAAATCAGATAAGTCCTGTCCGAGCGCGTAGCTTCCGCCAGTTGAGTGCATACCAAGGGCAAGAAAGTTCGCTACCATTGCATTAATCATTTCGGTATTTTCAAATTTTAAAAGCTCTACCATTTTTTGCGCATCAAACACGTTGCTTTTTATATCCACGTCCCATCCGGCGGGGCGAATCAGAAAACTTTTTTCGTTTGCTGTATACGCTGTTAAATGGTCAACGAAGCTTTTGAACTCGGGTGACTTTTCTTTACCAGACGGTACGGTGCCTAAAATAATACCGTAAGCATATTTTTCCACTCCGATAGCGGTGAGTTTTAAATATAATTGTTTACGTTTATAAGCGCCGTACATAGGGCGAAGCGCACTAATACCCTCAAAATTATCGCCTTCACGATTTATTGAAAATGTTAAAATAAATTCTCCGGGGATTACCGCATTGTCCGCTACGTCGCTACTTTCTTGCTGCTCAACTGATAAAAGTTTGCCTGTTTTTCTTTCTAGGTTCCAACGAAAAATAGAACGCTGCTTTCTAAAGCCAAGATTAGCCAAGCCGTTATAAGTTCCAAATTTTGCATGATTAAAAACTACATTGTGGACTACTTCGAAAACTGAAAAACCAAATGGTATGCAGCTAAGCGCTTCATTTAAAAATGCTGGCCAGCCGCGCGGTAATGTTTCGAATAAAATATGCTTGATAAAATCACGATGTAAAACTTGATCTGCATTATTCTCATCGTCCGCCTGCATGTCCCACGTCGCCGATTTAATTGGATTGTAAACCGCTCCCATGAGCATCGCTACTTGTGACTCGCTTCGACGAACTTTATCAAACGTGTCAGAGCCTTTATGTCCTAAAAGTTCTGGTAAATAGTCTTCGTCAAATTGTCCACCATAGATTCGCGTTCCGCTATTACCAAACGCCATTTTCGAAATGCGTGTACCCGAATCAGCAATGTTTTGCATGCCTTGCTCATCGGTCGCAGGGGGTTCCGCTAGTTTAATTGTTTTAGAATTTTTCTTTTTAGCCATTAATAATTCCCCATGCTCCCGCTATGCGTAGGTGCGCTATAATTAAATGCGTCGGTAAAGCTTCCAATTTCCAAGCTATCGTAAAAGCCATAATTTGCCAACGCTAAAGAATCGGCGTGATCTGGCGACCCGCGGCCAGTTCTTTTTTTGTATTCGTCTTTCGATTCAATGTATAACCTGCCAGTTTTATCGTATTTGTAAAGTATCGTAGGTAATTCTTTTTCATAAATATCATCACTTGGAAGGCAAAGCCCATCACGCAAAGCGTTACCGAGTAAATCAAACATGCGCGCTTTAATATTTACATATTTAAATTTTTGACAAGTCTTGTGGTCGCAATCTTTATTTTCACATTTTACGCTTGCTCCGAATTGCACGCCGTTAATTATTACACGCTGTAACTTAATGTTTGTTAGCTGCGCGTCCCGAAGCGCATCCACTACGCCCGCGCCCACTCCAGTTTCGTCGATATTAATTACATCGGGATAACCAGCGTCTTCACAAAAACTTATTACTTCCCCGCTTACTTCCATGTTTCCTATTTTACTAAAACGTTTTTTACCAACAAACTTTTTACCGTGCAAATACGTTAGTACTGTGCTGTCACTTCCATAGCGGGCAACGTCCACGCCCATACTTCGCCTGTCGCTTTCAACGGGGTAATAAACACGTAACTGCGCAGCTTCGACAGTGCCCAAAGACACAACAATGTTTTCACCCTCTTCGGGGAATTCGCCTAAAACTTTTGAAACAAATAACGGGTGCGTAAGACTTCCAAGCTCTAGCGCATAACTCATTACCCACGACAAAGAAAGCAAATGCGGCACCGGACATTTATAATTTTTGATTCGCTCTCGCGCATCTACTTCCGGCATACTACGAAGCAAATTAAATTCAGCTTCTAATTTTTCTTTGTCAGTAATTCCGTTTGCTATCAAGTTCGGCGATACGAAACACGATAATGTTATATTTGCCCAGGCACCCGACCGAAAACAATTAAAGAAATTACTAGCGCGGCTTGTGGGATTCCCGATACAAACAAATTTTACTCGGCCAGTAGTTAGTAAGCCTTCGACCATTTTCCAAACGCCGGGAGCGATACCCGTCGCTTCGTCAAACACTACAAGAATGTCCGAAGCATGGAAGCCCTGAAAACTTGATTGCGTTCCTTGTTCGTCGCTTAAACCGCCTTCGCTTTTCGGACTAAAGCCAATTGCAAACCAATCTTTTTCCTCAGTCAATTGCCATTCGGTAGATAGCATCTTTCCGCCGAGTGGATATTTCGCACGACTGTAACCCGCGCGAATTTCAGACCATAAAATAGTTCGCACCTGGCGCCCAGTGGGCGCGGTAGTAATTACTTTCGAGTATGGAAAGCAACTAGCAAACCACAAAACAATTCGTGCCATAATAAAAGATTTGCCAACGCTATGACAAGCTTTGATTGCTGTGCGTTCATTAGCTTCGACTACTGCACAAATATTTGTTTGATAGTTTTCTAGCTTCGCGCCAAGTACATTTGTAATATAAAATGCAGGTTGTTTTTGAAACTTCTTAGCTATTATCGCTTCCGTCATTGCCCGACTGTAGCGCACCAGACATAAATTCGGCAAATGTTTTAAATGGGTTTTTACCTTCGGGGTCTGTAAGCTCTACTGATTTAAGTTTAGGGTAAAGATATTCCGCAGCGTCGCGCGCTGATTTTTGTCTCAGTGTGGGCGTACAATACTCTTCTAAAATTTCTTCGCCCGCTTTTGTGTAACCCACCACGCGGCTTTCGCTTTTGTAGCCAAGCCCCTCATAATCGCCTTTAGCAAATAGTAAAAGAATTTCGAACGGGTCTACGCCAAGCTCGCGTGCTTTAATTGCCAGCGGTGATTCGTTTTTATTCTTTGCGCCCTTCGGGCGTCCTGCACCTGGGTTCGCTTTTCCTTTAGGAAATGGCATAATAAAGTTTATGTTATTTTATTTTGTTAAGAAAAGCTAACTTTAAATGTCGCGTTACATGATTGTAAATAATTTTTAACAATTTAATAGTTGACTAATTTTGTTTTATTGGTATAGTGCAGCAATGACCCAAATTATAAATATTAAAACTTTAACCTTAATTTTTTATTTAAAATCGGAATTAGAAAGAACCGCAAATAATATTTCAATTGGCGGACACGGTGCGAAAAATAGGCTACAAATAATCGAAGAAGCGCGTGAAGAAGCCAAGCTATTTTTGCGCGTTTTTGGTATCAACGAAAATTTATGACGCCCAGCTAAACCAAGTAAAGCCAAGTATTTTCATTAAAGTTCTAGAAAATATTAAAAATCATATACCCCCCCTAGTACTTTTTTAAAAAATAATAATCTTTATGTATACCCTATTTTACTTGGTTTACTTGGCTTATTAAAAAAATGCAAACAAAAACAGGTGTTTAATTGCGGCCAGGTATCGGCCAGGTATTTTTTTTACTTGGTTTACTTGGCCGATTTATCCACAAAAAAGCAAAAGTTATCCACAGCGCGACGCATCGACGCTGATTTAACGCATAAATACATAACTTTAAAACTCTGATTTATTCCTGACTATTTTAATTCCGACAAAGTGCGTTAAGCGTAACCCACCGCTTCCAAGCTTACGAATTGTTTTTACTTGGCCGCTAAATTTATCTCTTATTTTTCGAGCAAACCAAACAGTAGAAGTTTTGAATTTTTCGGCTTCTTCTTCTCCCCGTGTCTCACTTAAAAATAATTTATAATGACTATACAAATCATCTAATGACGTTTCGACGCCTTCCGCAACGCACAAACATTCCTCGATAAATTCTAACACGCTGTCACTATCTCTTAAAATTTGTCGCATTTCCTCTTTTCCAATTTTGGAACGATGTACCTTAAAGTTATGAAAACGTCCTTTTAAACGCGAAAGTGCTATATTTAAAACGCCGCTAGCCTCTGCCAGCACGTTTATTTTTACAGTCGGGTCTATATCATTCCTTTCGCCCTCTTCTAAGCGCATATCGAAAGGTACAAGGATAAAGCGCGATTCTACAGCTTGATTAACGCCCTCAATATGTGGCTTTACATTAGAAGAAAATAAAAGTTTTGCGGTGGGTCGCATATTAAAACCAATTTCATACTTTTGTGCGACAGTCACGCTAGCGCCACTACTAAGTGCTTTAAGTACTCCCATAATTGTACCGGATATGCGCTTATTGTCTGATTCTTCGCCACAGTTTAAAAGCTTGCGATTCATTAAAGCTAGTGACGTTTCTTTTTCAAAAAAATCTAACATTACATTCGATACATTTTGTTTACCCATTAAAGCTTGCAGCAATTCAGAATACGTTGATTTACCATTGCGTCCACTACCAGCCAACCATAAAAAGCAATGGTCGGTATATTCAGGAACAAAACAATAAGCCATAAAATCAAGTAGGGTTTCCTTTAAATCTTGGCGCCCCATTGTTACCTGTTCTAAATATTTATCAAAGTGTGGTGTTTTTGCTTCCGGGTCGTAATTATAAGGCAGGACATAAGTAAAACCTATTTCCGGATTGTGTGGCAAAAGTTCCATTGTTTCGACTTTTATCATTCCATTTTTTAAATTCACAAAACCTTTTACAGTTTCAAAAAAGAAATGCTCTATTTCTTCCGGCTTTTTATGATTCTCGGCTTTAACTAAATGGATAAATTCTTGTCGTATACTTTCTTTTGGTATTGGAACCATGACGCTATTTATCCAATTACATACTTGTAAATCGGAAAAATCAACCCAGTGTGTTTTTTCAAAAACAACAATTTTTTCTCGTACCACGTCCACAAAATAATTAAAATCGCGTTTAAATGCGCGCAGTAAATCATTGTACTGCGGTACTGGTGCGGCGTTGGGATTAGGTGCCCCATTGTTACCAATTTTGGGAAGGCAAAAACCAATCGCTTCACTGGGAATGACCTCTTTAGATATGATAACAATGGGGCTAGAAATTTTACGAAAGTGTGGGCATTCGCCGCATTTGCCCCACAAGTTATTTATGTTTAAGCAGGTGCGCGCGCCGGAATTATTTAGCGCCTGCTCTAATTTAAAATTTGTTTCCGATTCATTATAATGTGGGTGGGGCTTACTTATTTCATGGAATAGTTCTTTGCCTCCACGAAAACGGCCAATAATAGATGCAGCGGCGTACCATTCTGGCTCTGTTAAATTTTCCGCATTCGTCTTGGCATGCTGTAGAAAGCCGCAGGCTTCGAAAGCCGCGTGGCCGTCACTCACGCGCATGCGCTTGTACTGCTCATCGGGGACGGCGTCACTCGCACCCACTTTTGGTAAAAGGCTTAGTTTTTCCAGGTCAATAACCTGCGGTAAAAGCGTAGAACGACGAACGACGCAGCGACGTTTATTAATTTCCCCGGTCTTTTTGTCTTGTTTTATGTTATCCGTTTCAGGGAAGCGTAGAATTCTTCCGGCGTCAAATATGCTAGCATCTGGCTTGCCTGGTAATTTTTCGCGTTCAAAAGCTCTATCAAGGCGTTTACATACAGCCTTATATTGTGGGCGCCAATTTTCGAAATAGTCTTTACTGAGTATCGGCGCTGCTAGCAATATTAAAAAGTGCAAGCCATTGCCGCTAGAAACTACCGCTGTTTTATCGCGGTCAAGTTTTAACGTATCGAAAACGACATTTTCGTAAGTGTCTAATTTGTCACGGTCAATTCCGTCTATATCAAGCGGGAGTAAAATTTGCGAGCCGAAAAGACGCTTGCCTTCGCCGCAATTTGAGACTGTATAGAATAGATTATAGCGCTGCTCTATGGGCACGTTATTGCGGTCTAGTATGCCCTTGGGATTGCTAAAAAGCTCCGCTACGTCGTCAAAACGCCAGCGCGCGTGGTAGTGTTCGTCGTCTGTAAGTTTAGTAATTTCTTTACCGCCACGAATATAGGTTTTCGGGCGAAGCGATAGTATTTGATAAGCCATTAATTCCCCTGTAAAGCGATTGCAAAATGGACTTTATCAAGGGCTTTGTTTTTATGTCAAGCTTTGCCTGCCAATAAAAAGTAACCAATACAAATTGTCGGGTGAAAACATGGCCAGGCTCTTTGGTTTTTTCGCGTTACCAAAAACAAAATCGGGAAATTCCTTTGCAATTTCTATGCACATGTAGGCGTGTACATCGTCATATTTATTTTCTTCCGGTATTGGCTTATTGAAAATCTTTTTTAAAAACACCCGATAGGTGAAGTAAAGAATTGCCGCATAGTCATAGCGATATTTGTCAACAATACCCTTAATCATCGCCTGATAAATTTCTTCCTCTTGCTCCAAGCTACAAGTAATTTCTAAACTGTAAACAATATCATTATGCTTTTTAAATTCAAAACTTGTGTTAAGGCGAACGCCACTGAGCATCGTCGATTCGAGAATAACTTTTTTATCAAACTCTACAGCGAAGTGCGACGCTTTACCGCTTGTTCCCCACCTGATTAATTTTGAGCCAATTTTATTATTTTTGACCCAATAAAAAATCATGCCCACCCCAAATAAGCTTTTAATTCGCTTAATATCCAATCGAGTCGTGCTTCACTTAAGAAATGGTATGATTGAGACATATCGTCGCAGTTAGAACGCCCCCAATCAAGTGCCTTTGCTAGCGATTCAATATCACCTGTAAAGCAGCAATCGAGTAGATTAATCGTGTAAACTGTCCCCGCGTATGGGTAGCCATTAGGAATTGTAACAGCCCAGTTTTTAATCTTTTGCATCATGTTTAAATATTGAAAAATATTTACACCTTCACCAATATTTTTTGCTTTCATTGCTAGCATGAGTTTATTAAGAAACATTTTTCTTTCAGCTAAATCGGCGTATGCTTTTGGGTCGCTTAAATAATCAAGGTATGACATTATCTTGCCCCTGTTCTACTATGCTCATAATAGTAATAGTCTGCACTTATAGCGCTAGCAGTTGTGCCCGCTGATTTTTCAATTTTCCAGCCATAACCAAATGTCTGCGCCGCTGTCGCTATAGGAATGTTTGTCGTATTGGTAGCAACGAGTGTGCCGTTAATATAGAAAAGTACGCTGGCACCGTCTTGCGCAATTTCAATTTCGAAAATATCGTAAAGAATGTTTGCGGCGACGCCTGTATCTGTAGCGGTTCTTACGCCAGCTTTTGCGGTAACGGCTTCCCATTTTCCGCCATTTACACTATGCGTATAGCGAAAATATGCACCGTTATTTTGGTCGCCAGCTGCTGAGTTATCAAAGAAACCAATATAAGACGTATAGGTATCAGTACCATTAGACAATGCTTCTAAAGCAATGCGCGCACCGAAGCGAAATTTTGCTAGTGTGGACATTAAAGAACCAAGCGCGGAACTTACTGTGCGTCGTCCTGTCGTAGTAGTTCCCGTGTCACTTTCAGAAATTCCTATTGCGTTTTCTGTCGTGTCTTGCCCATAAGTTCCTACTTGTGTACTATTACCAGTACCAGCGCCCGCCGCCGTAAGCGCACCGAGTGAGTCACGAATAAAGTCTTCCGCTTCCGCATAAATCACGTCGATTAAACTACGACGCTGCCCTAATAATTGCTGCAAAGTAAGTTTTCTATGCGCAGTTTGCGATATGTCGTAAACAGCCAATTCATCACCGCTAGCAATTCTTTCTGTTTGCGCAGTAAGCCCATCAATATTTAAGCTTAAATTTCTTGTGGCAGAAATATCACCGCCGCCCGACAAACCGCTAGTAGCCGCGGTAGCAATTTGTACAGTGGTGTGGTCAACATGTTTATTAGCACTAAAATTTGCTAGTGCGTTATGGTCAACGCCCGCGGGTTTTACATCCGCACTAATTTGATTTAATGAATCATTATAACTTAAATCAATACTAGCAGTATCAGCAAGAGCACCGCCAATTGCGTCTTGCGCCGCCTCATCAAAGTTTGTAATATCTGTCGAAACATGCGTGTGTCCTACATTTGATTTTGTTCCTAAACCCGTTGCTAAATCGGCATCTGTTGCATAAACAGAATGCGGGTCGCTCGCGGCTTCGTGCGCAAGAATTCCTAGCGTTACTCTAGTATCAGCCGCACTATTAAAATCAGAAATAGTGCTAGCAAGCTGCGTCCCCGTGTGATTCGCGCGCGCTTTTAGATTTGCGTCGGTATCATTTGCTGTGGCACCAGTAGCAACGCCCGCAAGTTTCGTAAAATCACTCGGCGACATAAAACCAGCGGCGGCGCCAGTAGCTAGAGCATGCTCGCTGACACCATTAGCGCCCACATGCGTACTTGGGGCTTTTTCCGCGTCAAGCTCATTAATTGCGGCCTGAACATTTGTAGAAATAATATTTCCGGCGGGAACATTATCAATTTGCGCGGCGGTATAGTCGCCAGCAATATGAGTTACTGCGGCTTCTAAATTAATTACATCGCCAGCATTATTTTTCTTTTTTAACGCGCCGTCGGCTTGATCTACATAAATTAAATAATCATTAGCGGCGGGGGCGGCGGGTTCCGCGCCTTTAGTTAGTTCGAGTGCCGATGCGTCTGCCATAATTTATTCCCCTTAAATTGCTGTACCACGGGCGTTTGCAGTAATAATAAGCTTCCCGCCTAAATCAACTTTAATAATACCGATAACCTGAAAAGCGCTTGGATAAGTGCCCCTTACAATTCTTGCTACCGCGCCTTGTTCGATTTTAAAAATACTATCTGTTTGAATTTTAAGCAAACGTAAAAATGTAGCCTTAACAGGTGCGACTAAATCATTAAGAATGTCGGCAAGTTCCTCTGTTAAAATTTCTGTGGCGACGCCGCTACCCATTAAGCCCATTTAGTTACTACTCCCATAAGAAATGTAAAGTGTTCCGTTTGCTGTATCTCGAATTGCCGCAAATTTTTTGCCGGGGTCTACGCCAAAATATTCAATAACACCAGCAGGTAAAAACATTTTTGTATTTGCCGCTGTGGGGTTACTACCATAACTCACAAAACAATCTTTAGACGCCACAAGCCTTGCTACTGACACGCCTGCTGGTACTGCGCTCCCCTGTACGTTTGCGTTCGTAAAAGAAATTTTTTCATGGTTCGACGCGCTATCGTCAATAAAAATGGCGCTAAACCAGTTTTCTTCTAAACTACCCGCCTGTGGTATTCTTGACCTGCTCATTAATTTAACTTAGTGCAAATTTGAAATTTTGACAATAATATAGCATAAAGGGCTTACTATGCTTATTACACAAAAAGAAGGCGACCAATTTATAAAAACGATGCACGACAATGAACGTGTACTCATGCTTAAAGTGTGGAATGGCTACCAGCCGCACCAGCGTATAACTAACGTGCTGTATCACCTTTACGCACATTTCCCCAAAGACAAACTAGAAAAAGCACTCCGCTGGTTAGTTCGTAATGGAAAAAAAGATTCGTCTTTTATCGCCTTTATGAATGAATGCGGTGGGACGCCGCTTGCCGTGCATAAAAAACTTTTACATTTAGTTGATAATCCGAGCGACCATTTGCGAATTGTAGCGGGAGATAACTTTAGATTATGAAGCTAACAGAAAAAACCAGCGTTCCAATCGGGTGGGTTTTCGCACTTCTTTCTTGTAGTGGTGGGGCATTAATTTTGGCAATGACAGCGATGCTGTGGCTTTCAAACGTTGCCAATACCGCCGAGAATGCTAAAAGCGACGTATCGAAGCAAGAAAGTAAACTAAGTAAAACGGACGAAAGCCTGCAAAATATCGACCGCCGCCTAGCGAATATCGAAGGTGCGCTGCATATTAAACCTTACGAAGCTTCGGGGAAGTAGACGGCTTAAAAAGCAAATTAAAACCGCGCGCAGCGAATTCTAGCTTGTGTAGCTGTGGTTTTAGCCCTTTGGGGTCGCATTCATAATAAGAGTAATAAACTTGTAGGCTAGTCGCTAGCGCTTTGAATTTGCGGCCACAGCCGCAGGCGCATATTTTTTGAACTAATTGCATTCACGCTAATAGTTTATTTTTTCCGCCCGTTTGTCAACGCAAAATATGGCATGCCTATAGGAGTATGTAACAAACTTATAACTTTTCACTATAAAATGAGCAGATTGTTACAGCGAACAGCAATCCTGGTCATGTAGTCGATTTACCCTGCTCAGGCCGTGGGAGTTTAAAGTCACCATATTTCTGTAGAATTTCATTGCATCGTTCATTTTCAAATCTAATTGCTTTGTCCCATATTTCGCCGAATTGCTTTTCTAGCGTTCCTTCTAGCCACTCAACATCGGTAAATGCACTAACCTCATAACGATGCGCGAGCATGTGTGCTTGTTTTTTAAAATCAGGTTTTTCTATTTTAAAAAGTTCTTTACTCACAAACACCTCCTCGCCTGGCGCTATTTAATTTCACCACAAAAAAATCTTCTACTGCCAGCCACAGATGCCTCATCTTTGATTTTATCCACAAATTCTAAACACGCTTTTTTACTATGAAATCCATCTACTTTTGTTAGTTGACCAGCAAAGTCTCCCCACCAAAATATTAATAATACCCACATACATACCTTTCCTGCCCGTAGGCGCTATTTGTTTCGCTTCCAGAGTACTATTTTTAGAAACTTATCCAAATCTATAAAATTATACAAAGCTTCGAGAATAGATAAAACAATACAAAATGTTACTAGCGGCGCTAAAAAAATCGGCCAGAAAATATCACTAACCCTAATTTCATCAGCAAACAAAAACGCATACACTCCGTTTACCCCAGCACAAGCCGCCCAGATTATTAGAATTGCGGTCATTTGCTCACCGTAGTAATTTTATCAATAAACCAATCGTATATAGCGCATAGTTTAGTGTATATTTTTTTAAGTAACTTTTTCATTTTGTGTCCTCGTATTCTGCTATTGCTTTTTTAGCGGCGGCTCTAAGATTTCCTTCACCAACAGCACAATTAAAAGCAGGCTCACACGCCATTAATTCTAGCCATTTCAAAAGCTTCTCTGCCTTGGCGCGTTCGGATTGGATTGCAGCGTTATATGTTCGTATTGCTAAGTCTTTCATGCGTAAATACTCTTGAGGATAATAGTCTGTATCATCCATTGCAGCACTAACAATTTCATCACGCCTAGCTATATTTTCACTCATCTTACCTTCTCCTAGTTTGCTTGGGTGGGTTATTTAATATAATCCGGTTCTTTATTATGGTGCATAAACTTAAAAACCTTATCTCTCTTTACTCGTCGAAAAAGCGATAGTTGGCTATTTTTTAAATCACCATTGTTAAGCATAATATCTACCGCAACTTGCACATCTGCAATTTCTTTATGCAAATCCATTCTATTGTTGGTGTCTGGTTTTTCTGGATCATAGTTATCAAAACCGTGGCGTAATATTTTACCTATTGCCTGTTGTGTTTCGCCGAGTTCTTCACTAAGTAACGCTAATCGCTCTAGCTCTGCTGGTGTTAGATTATTAAAATGATTCATCCTCTCACTCCTTCCCTTCATCTTGCTTCGGGGTCTTTGGTTTCCTTTGTTTCACGCTTTACATAATCGCCACATTTATTACAAACGGTTCGGTCTAAGGCAAAGTAATTACAGCCCACATGTCTTACTAGCCAAGTTTCCCCGCCATCCAATGTGAGGTCAACACCAGCATCGAAAATTAACTCGCCCAGGCTCTTAATCCAATCATCGTTATTCATTCACAAATCCCCCGCCAAGCTACCAATTTTTTCCAGCGCTTGCTTTGCTATTGCTTCAATATCAACGCGACTGAATGTCGGAAAATATTCAAATGTGTCCTTGCATTCTCTAGCTCTTGCACATTTTTCCAAAGCTTCTTTAGCCGCCGCTAGCTTTTCTTCCAGCGCGGTGACCTGTTCATTGCGAGCGTCCCAGCCAGCTCTAAATCCATAATTACTACATAACGCTACCCATTCTTTTTCAGACGGAAAACCAGGAGTTTGTTCATATTTTATGGCCGCATACTTCTCCGCCAACTCATCCCTACTAGGCAGCGCGGTGAGGTTTGCGGTGTGACCTTCCATCAAAAATACCACTTCATGCTGCTCAGACGATGGCGGCCCATCGACCCACCATTGACAAAATCCACCTGGCCCATCCTTCCACTCTAATTTCCATGATCTAGCTTTCTTATTCTTGTCGGTCATGTGGTCTCCTTAACACTTTTTTCCATCTATAATCATTCCTCTTTGCATCGAATACGCTAAATCACTTAAGCAATCGTCTACCACTTCCGCCTCTCTGAATTTAATTCTTGTTCTTCCTTTACACATTCGATTCTGTTTGTCGTGGCGTTCAATTACTCCGCATTTTTTACAGCATCTAAACTTATCGTCTTTGTGGTAAAACCAGTCATGCGTTTTCCATCCATCGCTTTCCAGCAGTGGTATTGCTTCGGCGGTCACTTCATTGCTCCTATAACTTCTATTTCATCCCAATCTAAACAGTCTTTATCGTCTACTGTAGTAATAAGCTCATGCCTTTTATAATCACGCGCTTTAATAATTGCATCCTCTAGACTTTCAGCGTTTACTTGAACAGAAAGCTGCATTTTAATTTCTATTTGTACGCTGTATCTTTTTCTACTCATCATCCCCTCGTTTCTAAAAGCTGCTGTTTGGCGTGGGTGACCGGATTCTAACCAGTACCTTCTCGTTTAGAAAACGAGCATTCTATACATTAAACTACACCCACAGCTTTCCTTGCGGAAATTATTTTGATACCACACAATCTAAAAATACAGTATCTACTCGATTACCTACGTCGATACACTCGCACCTGCTAGCACTTTTAGGAAAGCACGTAACCCTGTGGTATATAGTTCTATATGTTTCTTTATAGCAATATGCGCCAATGCAAAAGCTTATAGCAAAGACGCAAATTAAAACAAGACTAGCTACTAAAATCGGGTGTTTCATTTTAGTCTATCCAAAGTAATTTTATGCGCATGAAGTTTAATATGTAAACGTTCTAATTCTTTTTCACCGTTTTCTATTGCTTTAAGCGTTTCACTAATTTCTTCTTTATGCTTATTATAAAATTCTTTCATAATTTCGTTACTACAGTTTTGCGCAGTCTTCCCACGAAATATTTAAACCGCGTAGTTCTTTTGTTAATTTGATTGCCTCTGTTTTTGTCATATAGTTCCTTTCTTTAAAATCACTTTTAAACGATTTACCAGTAGGCACGTTATAGCGCTGCCCACAAATTGTTGCTACCATTTGCACTATTGCTTCACCTTAAAACCTAAACGGCGACGCTCCGACCTATTTAACCATTGCGCTAGCCCATTTTTTCCTTTAACTATCGGCGGCGCATGTTTGCCGTGCTTCGCATGCCAATCTTTAATACGCGCAAGATATTGCGGCGGAAGCTTTTGCGTTTTTCTTCGTAGTACACCGAACCACAAAAAACCTAAGAACCAGTAAAATTTTTTCATAAAATTATCGTTTCCCTTACGTCTTCGAAAGCATCTAACTTTTGCCCTAATTCGACTAAATAACCCTTATATTTTGCGTTATCAAGCGCATTTCTAAAGTCCATTGTTGTGTAGAATTTCCAAAATTCGCCCCATGTATATGCTACCGTGTCCGCTTTTGCAACGGCTGTGCGCAATGCTAGCAGGTCTTTATTTTTTTCTTTTAGTGATGCGTGAAGCATATCAACTACGGGCTTCCATTCGCGCGGGCATTTTAATAAAATACCCTTTTCTATTTCCTCATGGATAAATTTATGTATTTGTACTATTGCGCTATTTGTATTTGCATCTTGAACGTTTGACATGCGTAAGGTTATACGGTATTGCTAGCAATTAGTCAAACCAGTTTTTTGGATAGCACGCGCGAATTTCCGCGGTTAACTTTACTTTAGTTTTATTACTTACATTAGTTGAATAATCGGTGATTCTTAAATTTTCTTTACGGTTATCTAAATCATATCCATTAATATGGTCGCCAATATCATGCCGACCTCTACAGCCTAGAATTTCTCTGTGCATATAAATGCTTGTTTTTCTTTTCGTAGTTCGACGCGCATAAACTTTCATAACGCTATTTTTACCGGGGCGCCCGTCCGGGTTTATTGTCGCATACCATTTATATTTATTAAGGCGCTCAAAATCGTCCGCGTCAACTAAAGCATGGAAGCCTTTTGTAAGCTCAATATATTTCCCCACCATGCTAGCATTTATAAAATTAGAACATTGACAAAGTAAAGTTTTTTGTCGTATTTCTAGCATTATGTCAATCGTACCAAAATTTTCGCGCCCTCTTTGGAAGCATCAGGAAAAAGATATTTTACGTTTTGCTAGCGAACAGCAAGCCGCATTATTATGGGACGTAGGGACGGGCAAAACAAAAACCGCTATAGGCTTGGCGCGTGTTAAATATAATACAGCTAGCAGTATCATATCCACTTTAATTTTGACAAAAACGGGCGTGTGTTGGAACTGGGCACGCGCTATAGAAGAGAATAGCCCGCCCGCAGTATACGAAAAAGTTTGCGTCTTATATGGTAAAGGTAAAACAAAACTTTCTGGCGATAAGCGCAAAGAAATGCTACGCGACCCGAAAAAATCTATATTTATAGTAAACTGGGAAGCCCTGCGCATTAAAGATTTTAATAAAGCGTTAAAAGCGCGCGGCTTTAAAATAATTATTGCCGACGAATCACAGACAATAAAAAATTATAAAAGTGAACAATTTAAAAAATTATTAACATTTTCCGATAGTGCTGTTTTTAAAATGATTCTAACCGGAACGCCGATAAGCGCGACGAATCTAATGGATATCTGGGCGCAGTACCGATTTTTAGACGGTGGGCGCCTGCTTGGAACAAATTTTTATGCGCATTTTCGTAACAAATATTTTATTGATAAGAATGCGGGCATGCCTAAAGCGGTTTATTTCCCCGCCTGGGAACCAATACCAGGCAGCGAAAATGAAATAATGGAAAAAATTGCGCTCTACGCATCACGCATCGACGCTGATTCATGTTTAGATTTGCCGCCTATTATAACAAAAAAAGAGCCTGTAGAACTTGGGACAGATCAGCAAAAAGCGTATGACGAAATGTATAATAATTTAGTTACCTATGTGAAAACAAAAGAGGCAACGGCGTCTAATGCTTTGGTGGGCGTAATGCGTTTAATGCAAATTATATCGGGGCATTTGAAATTAGACGACGGAACCATAGTGCGGTTTAAAGATAACCCGCGTAAAGACCGCTTAAAAGAAGTTTTAGAAATGCTAACGCCAAAGCATAAAGTAGTAGTGTGGGCTACTTTTACCGAAACTTACCGTGATATAGAAGACATTTGTAACGAACTTGGGATAGGTTTTTGCGCCCTTACCGGGGAAACAAAAGATAAGCAAGGGCAAATCGACTTATTTGTAAACGATGCTAGCAAACGCGTAATGTATGGCAATCCCAAAGCGGGGGGCGTGGGCGTTGACGGTTTACAACACGCTACAAATTATTCGATAAGGTATACCCGCGATTATTCACTAGAAAGTAAAACACAATCGGACGGGCGCACGCGCCGGGGCGGTAGCGAAAAATTTTCCAATATTATAAAAATTGAATTTGAAGCGATAGAAACGCTTGACAGTGAAGTGCTAGCAGCGGTAGAAAGCAAAGAAGACTTTAGCAAAAATATTTTGGAGAGGTTAAAAAATGCCTAAACTAGAAGCCGGAAATTTGTACAAAACGCGTAACGGTACAAAAATAGAAATTTATCGAACAGACCGCGGGGGAAAATATCCAGTACACGGCGCATATTTTGAAAATGATTTTCGTAAAGAATGGAAGCAAACCGATTGGACACTAGAAGGCCAGCACACCGCTGGCGATATAAGTAATTTAGATATTATTGCCCCCTGGACAGAAGACACGGGGCAATTAAATTTAATAGGAGAAACGCACAATGACTACCCACACCCGGCCTAAACGAAAACCATACAAACGTAAAGACGCAGTAGCGAAAAAAGTTTTGGTAAAGGCGATAACTACCGTCGATAAAATGAAAGAGGCTGATTTTTTAGCAATGCTAAAGCAACAAATTATTGTAGCTAGGGCGATTGAAATTAAGGCGCATACCGCTTTAAATGTGGCGCAGCGACGTTACGACGTACAACGGGCAATGCGTCTGCAAACTGAGGAAAGAATCAAAGGCGAGTTAAAAACGTACTGCGAAAAGAAAGGGCTGGTGTTCGATGAATCAAACCTTGCTTGAATTAGGGAAAAAATTTCGCGCACTAAAAGACCAATCCGAAGCGAAAGACGACGAACTAAAATTAATAAATAAAGCTTGGGACGAATGCGAAGCCGAACTTATCCAAGCTATGATTGACGATTGCATTAATTCGTTTGATATAGAAGGGGTAGGTAAAATTTCGCTAGCACGTTCTAGTTTTCTATCAGTAAACGCGCAAAATAAAGAAAAATTTTATAAATACTTACAGGATAGCGGCAACGGCGCCCTGTTAAAGCTTGACGTAAACCCTAGAACTTTGGGCGCTTTTTTAAAAGACCACGAAAAAGAATTAACGAAAAAATTTATGGACGAAGCTGGTATAGACGAAATTGATGCAAAAGCTAAAGCCGACGAAGTTTTAAAAGAACACGGCGCGGCGATATTTGCCAAAACGCAAATAAGGCTTTTAAAGTAATGGCATGCTGCGAATATACTTGCAAAAAGTGTCGCTTTAATTGGTTCGAAAATGGTGCTAGCACTTGCCCTAAATGTGGTAATACAGATTTATATGTGATATATGACGAAGACGGTTTAGACGATAAAAAAGAAAGCGAGTCAGAAAATGAGTAACGCCTTAGAATTAAGAAAAACAACACTTCCCATTAGCGCTGAGCTTAACGAAGTCATGGAACAATTACGCGAAAATATTAATGCTATTGGTTCTTTTCGCATTCCGCGAATTAAAGCGACCTCTAGCGGTTTGCAAATTAGCGAAGATATTGAGCCAGCAAAAACTATGCAAGGCGTTTTGATCTATGCAAAGAAAACAAAAAGCTATTATAAAAAAGCTTATAAAGCTGGCGAAGTGACTTTACCAGATTGTTTTTCAAATGATTGGAAAAAACCAGCACCAGAAATAGCGGCGCCACAATCGAAAGAATGTAAAGGGTGCCCACAAAATGAATTTGGTTCGAACAATATGGAAAGCGGTAAGGCGTGCCGTGACTTACGCCCCTTGTATTTTGTTGAAATTTTAGAAGGCGGCAAGGTGTCACCAATTCCGCAAATGCTTTTAATCACTCCTACCAGTTTAAAAGCGCTAGACAATTATTTGCTAAATCTTACACAAAAATTAAAACATTTTCGCGGCGTTGAAACGAAAGTTACATGGGCAAAAGAACACCCCGATGATAAATATGGTCTATTGACATTCGCAGTAGTAAAAGATATTTCCAAAGAAGTAAAACAGGACGTAGACGGTCTTTTACAAATGTGGCTCCCAATTATGGACGCGCAGGCTATCGAACAGGACGAAGTACCAGTAGAAGCCGCGCCAATTGAGCGGGCTAAAGGCGGGGAATTTTAAATGGCAGCGAAAGTTATTTTTATTCGGGTAAAAGATACAAGTTTACACGCTTGGCTTACAAAGCAGGCAAAAAAACGGGGTGAATCAATAGGGGAAACAGGGGAACGCTACCTAGACAGTGTACGACGTAGCTGCGCTGCTTTTTCAAAGAAAAATGTAGCAAAAACTACGGGCGTTTGATTATATAGGAATGCAACAAACATATAGCGAACTCCTGGCACTTCGCCCGCGGAAGTAATACACCCGCGGGCTTCTTAATTTTATGCTAGTAACAAAACAAAATTTTGAACAATGTTTAGCCGATATTTTGGAAATAAATCCACTAGAAATTAGCGCCGATACTGAAACGACGACTATCCATTGGTGGAATTCCCCGTGGCACCCGCGTAAACCGCGAGTATTTTCATTACAACTTTATTTTGAGCATGAAGAAAAAGAATACGGCTATTATTTTGATTTTGGCTGTGAACATTCAGTTATCGACGATATTTTAGATTCTACTCACTGGGCTATTTTGCAATGGAAACTTTTTTCTAATCCAAATATTTTATGGGATATTGCAAACGCAAAATTTGACATGCACCATTTAGCGAATCATGGTGTAACAATTACGGGCGCGATATGGTGTACGAAAGCAATGGCGCGCGTAGTAAATAATCAAGAGGGAAGTTTAAAACTAGACGAACTTTGTAAAAAATATTTGGGCGAAGAAAAAATAGACATTATTTCCTATTTAGAAGAAAATACGCATTACATAGAAGTTAAAAGCCCTTTTGCTAGCAATTCACAAGACCCAGAAAAAGTGCTTTGTTTTGATAAAGCCCCACTTTCTATGCTTATTGAATACGGCATAAGAGACACGAAACTTTGTTATAAACTAGCGAAATGGCAACGCGCTGAAATCGCTAAAATGCAGGCTGAAATATTTTCCGAAGACGATACCTTTATAGATACACCCGACGGTAAAAAGCCGCGTGGAATAGAATTCATTGCGCAAAATGAAATGGCTCTTACGAAAGTACTTTTCGAAATGGAACGTCATGGTGTTTCTATTGATTTAATTTTTTGTAGCCGCGCATTCGATCATGAAAAAGAAACAGCCTACGGCGAACTTTTAGAATTACAAAAGATTGCTAGCGAAGCTGCATTACCAAACACAAATTTTAATTCTAACGACGACGTAGCACTGGTTTTCGACGCTTTAAAAATTCCTTATGGAAAAACAAAAACGGGTAGGGCACAATTTACAAAATACACACTTGACGACACTGACCATGAAATAGCAAAACGAATTTTAAAATATCGTTATCACTATAAACGCGCCTATACCTATTTTAAAAATTATTTAGAATTGGCCGATGAAAAAGGTTTTATACACCCTGATTTTCAGCCCGCTGGCGCCAATACTGGCCGCTTTTCATGTTGGAACCCGAATCTACAAAACATTCCGAAACGTAATGAAAAACAGGAAAAAGATTTTCCTATACGCGCAGCTTTTAAAAATTTAGATGACGATCATTATTTATTTTCCTTTGATTATAACCAAATGGAATACCGCTTAATGATTAATTATGCCAATGAAACGGAAGTAGCGCGTAAAATTAATGAAGACAAACTAGACCCCCACCAGGCAATCGGTGACGAAGTTGGCATGGAACGAGATAATGCGAAAAACTTAAATTTCGCAGTTCTTTACGGCGCGGGACTTGCGAAAATTGCTAATATGATCGGTAACATTACCGAATTTGGGGCAGGGCAATTGCGTAAACGTTATTTTATTCGCCTGCCAGGGGTGAAGCGTTTTATTGACAAAGTACGCGCTACCGCTAAACAAAGAGGCTTTATATTTTCTATTTTTGGTCGGGTATTACACTTTGATAGCGATACGTCATGGCGGGCGTCAAACCATATAATACAAGGCGGGTGCGCTGATATTATGAAAACGGCAATGGTGAATCTTTTTCCATTTCTCATAGGTAAAAAATCAAAATTAGTGCTACAAGTGCATGACGAATTGCTGTTTTATATTCACAAAAGCGAGCTTGATTTAGTGCCCAAAATTATCGAAGCACTAGAAAAAACTTACACACCTAAAATATTGCCCCTTACAAGCGGGGCGGCTTATTCAAAAAAAGCTTGGAATGCACTCGAAGACGGCTTACCCTTAGAATAATGCTAGAAGCTAATTTTCAACGAAAAGTGCTAGCGAAACTGCGCACCATTCCGCAATCATGGTGGGCGAAATTAAATGACCGTACTACAATCGGCTTGCCTGATATTATCGGCTTCGTGGGCATATACGGCTTTGTTCTTGAATTAAAAACTACGAGTAGACTTTCTGAAATTCAATACGTTACACTGAATAAGATAGACCGCATCGGTGTGCAAAATTTTGTTGTTACGCCAGAAAATTTTGATGAAATTTTTAATTTTATTCGCGGATACTTGGAAAACGGCGCGGACAGGAAGCCCGCCCGTTTCCCTCTTTGGGTATTACCCCCATCACAAAATCATATTAGACGACCAAAGAAAGGCCGCCGCTAGCAGCTAATTCTCGCCAGCCACGCCATTCGACGTGGGGAAGTTCGGGGAATTTCGCCCCTGGTGCCCCATACCAATCAATTTCGGGTATTAAATTAGGGGCTAAATTAAGCTTGTACCAATCATATTCATAAAGGTCTGTCGTCGATTTTCCGCCCAGTTCAAAAATATCAAGGGCGCAATTCCAATTATGCGCCGATTTTGTCCAGTGCGCTTTTGAAGCGCCCCTACGCAAGCACTCTTCTTGATCTAATTCACCCCGTCCTGCGCAGCTTGCGTGCGCCGTAGGCACCTTTTTTTGGAATGCTTCAAACCATGCCCTTAACTGTGGATGAAAATTTGCGTAACGGTTTATAATTTGTTGGCAGCGCTCGCAGGCGCCGTTATTTTCATGCTTCATTGCGCATCTTGTTTAGGAAAAAGAATGTCAAGCCATTCGCTGACTTTCGAAGTTAAAAATGAAGTATAAAGCTGCACCGCAGTAACTTTTTCTATTGTTCCGTCCGGCTTTTGTATATCTACTTGTGTGCAATAACTTAGATGCTCAACGTGGCCACCGTCTAAAACGCGGTATTTGCCATAAGCGCGAACTTCGGGGTGCTGTTCGCAGTATTCAGGCGGTAAGCCGCTATCGAGCCATGCAGCGGCGTTTACTTCCGCTTTTTTAATGCAGCTTGCTAATGTTAGAGGGCAAAGAATCGTCAATAGTAGTACCTTGTTCTTCACTAGGTTTACCAGCGAACGCGCTACCCATTTGTTTTTCGATTGCCCTTTGGTCATGTTCATATTTTGCCTTGTCGCAAGCTTCTTTATTCTCTTTTTTGAAATTTGAATACATTGCCGTGTAATAAGCGACGGAAAGCTGCTCTAGCCATGTTTGCACAATGGGAACAGCTTTCGCTACCGCAATAATACTGGAAATTATAGCGCCCATGCTATTACTTTACGTCGTAGCCTGGGAGTTTGATTGACGAAATATAGTCGATAAACCACGCAACGGCTTTGAAAACTTTTCCGCCTTCTACTTTGTCTAAAAGCGCGTTGTCTTTAGGGCTTGGCGTTGCGTCCGCAACTGCGCGTAAACCTGATACGATAGGTTTAAATACTGCGCGTAAAACGCCCACTACAGAAAACACCGATAATGCTAAAGGATATTTCTGCGCTAAACCTAAAACGAATGCCACTACTGCTTGTTCCATAAATACTCCTATTCTTGTTTCAAAATTCTAATCACGCTAGCAAAATAATTGCAAGTGTTAAAATGGTAAATCTAGGTAAAAAATTTCTAAAATTCCACTCATACCCGCAGCGCCCGCAGCGCCATTAAAACCGTTATCACCGCCGCCGCCCCCACCGCCGCCAGCGCCGTAAGCATCATTTGCGGGCGCATTACCAGCTTGGCCGCCTGAGCTTGATTTATTTCCGCCTATACCGCCAGCGCCGAAATTAGAGCCGCCGCCGCCGCCCCCGCCGCCGCCAAAACCAGCGTTACCCGTTCCCCCGTTGCCGCCTGTACCGCCGTCAAAAATTGGATTATGTAAAGCAGCATTACCACTAGGAGCAATACCAGTACCGCCATCTGCACCCCCCGCGCCGCCAGCGCCGCCCATAGAACCCGCAGCGCCCGCCGACCCTACTGGATTAGGCGCCGCCCCGGAACCGTCGGGAACTGTACCGCCCCCGCCCGCGCCTTTAATTTTTAAAAGCAATCCGTCTACGTCACTTGTTACGGTAGTGTCCCCACCAGTACCGCCCGCCCCCGAAGGGTTCGTATTTCCATTACCGCCCGCTCCGCCCGCGCCAATAACGATTGTAAGCAATGCTCCCGGCGTAACTTCTTTTTCAACTAGAGCATGCGCGCTACTTCCGCCGCCGCCGCCGCCCGAACCACTATTTCCGCCGCCGGAACCGCCGCCCCCACCGCCTGCGCCGAAAAGAAAAATACGTGAAATAGTATCGGGAACTTTAAACGTTCCGTTTGTTACAAACACTTTTTTATTCCAATTAATTGCGCTAGCCATAAATTTTTCCTTAGAGTAATTGCACTACTAAATTTTTTGGTTTTCCTTCGGGAATTGTTATCAATTCCATTTCTACAAGTGTGTCCGACGGCACTATTTTTCTCGTAGCATTAAAAACTGCATTACTAGAAAATTTCATGTGAGTATCAGAAAAACCAGTATTTAATGGCGGAATAATAAAGCTTGGTCGTGTGTCAAATAAACTTTTGCTTTCAGTAACCACGCGCCCCGCTGCGCCTACTTGCGGAACACCCAAAGGTGATTCGATAACCGCATTATAATTAGCACCGCCCCCGCGATTTACTTCTACTACGTCAAAATCACCGTCGGTTAATGCTTGGGCGCTACCATAAATTTTCATTCTTGAATCGGTCGTAATCGTTGCCGATTGGTCGCTAGCAAATTTTACAAGCATTCGTCTATGCACTAATGTACCAGCCGCCCCGCCCTGCGCTACTCCATTTTCATTATAAATAATTAAATTATCAGCCGTTGTGCGGTCTACTTGTTTAATTTCGAAAGTTCCACTATTTACTGCGCTTGTAGCGCCCGTAACTATGGCGAATTGGCCAGCAATAAAACCGCTAGCAGGGTCAGTGCTGAAAAAGTATCCCCAGCGTAGTGTGTTGACAGTACCAGCCACGCCCCCTTGAGTAACGCCGTTTTCGTTATAAAGTACAAGGTTATTTCCCCCCGTATTTAATGCGCGAATAAAAAATTTTCCGTCGTTATTTGCGCTTGTGTGTCCGGAAGTTTCCGCCTTTTCTCCTACAACGTAATCCGAAGGCGCTGGCGCAGTAAAAGAAAATAACCATCGTAATACGTCAAGCGTTCCCGCGGCGCTGCCTTGTGTAACACCTATAGGGTTTTTTACGATTACATTATTTCCTGCATTATTTGTTGCATAAATTAAAAGTGTTCCGTCATTTAGCGCACTTGTGTGCCCCGCGAATAATCCTTTTTCACCCGCAACGAATTGTGCATTTACTGGGTTAATATAATTATATTGAAAGGCTTGTAATTGTGCATTACCCGCAGCGCTTGACTGTTCGACGCCGCTAGCATTTTCAACAACAATATTTGCGCCGCCGTCGTCATTAATTTTTACAATTACGAAAGTTCCGTTATTCGCCCCGCTTGTAGCGCTAGCAAATTTAACACTGTCGCCCACTTTCCAATCCGAATCGGGCGCGCTTGCTAAATTATAACGCCATAAATTATCACCCAGCGAAACAATCGTAGAAATATTTATTGTAGACTTCCACACAACAATTGATTGCGTAGTAATTTGCGCGGTCGCGCGCGTAACCGATTGCGTATTAATTGGTGAACCAACGCGCGCAATAGAATTAATTGCCCCGGTAAATTGTCTTGTTAAAGCAGATATTTTTGCATCAACGCGCGTGACTCTTCGCACGTCTATTTCTAAAGTTCCGCCGTCGCCCGGTTCTTCTAAATATGCGCGGCATTGCTGAAATGTGGCAGGTTTAGAAATTAGAACACCGTCAATACGTTTTCTTTTTACTGTGGGAACATTTGGCAAATATCCATTAAGTTTAAATTGATAATCAAAGGAACCCTGTAAACCAAGTTGCGTATCTAAATAATCAAGATCAAGGCGAATGCTATCCATCAACTGTTCATCGACAGGGCTTTTTGCATCAACTTGCGCGGCTACAATTGGATATGGTAACATTTTTTAATTCCCCTATGGTAAGATACTATAACGTTTTCCGCCGTCTGGAAAATCTAAACTATTATCACCGACAAAACAATAACGCTTTTGTGACTTCGCTGCGCTATCATAATCAGCGAATTTTATTCTATGGTCGGTTGTAAGCGTTGTAACGAATGGCGTTGTAAATACTAGCGTGTCAGCGGTTATACTTTGAATTTCATTCACTGGGTCAGTCTCATAAGCCATTGTTAAATTATTCCAAAGCTTAACTTTAAAGCCAGGTTGCCATAAATCACCACGGCCAGCCCCTAAATCAATGGAGCTTTGTGAATTCACTAGCGCGATAGTATCACTAGGACAAATATAGCATGACCGAATACCCGTAAAACTTGTAAAAGCCAGTTTTAACGAAACGTCGCCCGTTTGATAATTTATGGCGCGATTTATAACTTCTAGTTCTTCCGCAAAATTTAATGCGCCATTTTGGTCGGGGAGCATAGAGCTTTCAAGCACCGTTTTATCAGCAATATTTAAAAGGCTTTTATCTATTTGTGTTTTTACATCAATTTCGGGAGTAGCAAAAGACAGGCGCGCAAGTAGTTCATTAGCAAAGCTGTCTACAATAGCCTGGCCATTTAGAGCTACCTTTGCGCCCTTGATTTGAAATTTTAAAGCTGTTTTTGCTCCATAAGTCGCAATACTGCTAGCATCTGCATATTGACTTAACTGCTCATATTTTCCAGTGGCTTCGTTATAATCCCAATCAATATTTATTTGATTCACTACTTTTGATTCGTCCACATTCCAGTGCGGAAAATCGCTTAGCGTGTCTTCGTCGATTACGTCTGTAGAATCAACAAATTTAGCTTTATCTAAAAGTGCTAATGTTAATTTTGATTGCCGCGAATAGGTAAAACGTAGGTTATTAATTTCTAATAACTGTTTTTCCATATACTGCAAAGCATTTGTAATATTATAAAAAGCTAGTGTGAATTGACGCCCGAAAAAAGAGCCGTCGCGTAGGTCTTCTATTCCCGCAATATCAATAAGCGTGTTTGAAATTGCTAGCCCATCTTTTAAATTATCGTAAGCACCGCCGCCCCCACCCGAAGTAAGTAGGCGCAAAATTAAATTTAGTGGGTTATCCGTTACTTGTTCGCAAATAAAAATTGTATCATTATCGGAATGTGCTACTGGTAAAGTTCCGAACTCACCACGAATCAATCCATAAAATTGTTTTAACGAATCACTTTTAGAAGTATAGCTTATAATTTCATTATCAATTTTTAAAAAACCACTAGAAGGAAAGCCGCTAATGTCGTCTTTCATTGTGAAAGTAGTGGTTAAGCTAAAAACGTCACCAAGTAGGCGCGACATATCGCTATAAATTGGCGCATTCATTCGGTCAGTCTCTTCTGTGGTTGAAAATGAATAGCCATTATCTTGCCTAGAAAGTTTTTTAATTCTAGTTATTGGTAGCTTATAATAATCAGCAAAGTCCATGCCCACGCCTGTGCGCCCTATCCATATTTCGACGCTTTCGCCTATTAAGTCTTCGCCTTTTTCTTTTACTAGTTTAGAAATTACTAAATTTTTGTCGATTAATTTAAAGGAATAACTTGCTATCGTCGTGGCCACGCGGCGTGGGTCAATGCTAGTGGGATTAATTACTAGTGATGAAACAAGACCACGATAATCGTGGTCTATCGTTACGCCACTATCCGCATCACGAATCGAAATATAAACCCCTAGAAAACGTATTATTACATTTCCTATAAAATTTTTATTCGTCGCTAATTCAGTAAAATAATCAGCCATTTTTTACTTTTCAAAGCCAGTAATCGCGCAACCCATCGCATTGTTTATAGTACTTACTTTAATGAATGGATAAGACGACGCCGGAAATTTAAGCGGTATTTGATAATAACTAAAAGTACTCGCGGTAGGACTATAGAAAGGTGTCGCAAATGCTTGCGCTGGATTACCGAAATAAACTGCCCCTGTGGGCGCTGTCGCTGTAGGGTCAGCGGCAAGTGCTGCGGTTCCATAACCTAATTGGTTCGCTGCTACGGCTAGCTGATTATAGCAAGTTTCACTTAGTACATAAAAAGTTTTACCGGACGTAACTTGATATTGTGTTCCGCCATTTGAACCGGCTAAATAAAACGCCACAAAATTATTCGCCGCCGCGCCTGAGCTACCTGCAATAAGCGTGATTACTTCGCTTACACTCCCCACTGGGTAATTGAAAGCACCGCCCGCAACGCCCGTGCCGCTAGAGTTTCCGCCGCCGCCAGAATTAAATGTACTGCCCTGTGCGCTAGAGCTTGTCGCCGCTAATGCGCTATTTGTGATAAGAAAAAGACCAATCAATAAACTAATAATTTTTTTCATATTTCCCCCGTTAATATTCTACTGTTAAATTTTCTGGCGTTCCCGCAGTTGGCACCGAATTTACATCGACCGTTATAATATCACCAGCTAAAAGTGAAAGCGTGCCAGATAAAGATGCCGCGCTTCCGGCGGGATTACCCGACGAAGCTGATAAAGAAGCTGTGGCCGATGCTAGCAAAGAACCGCTTCGATATTGATTTATCTGCACCACAGTGCTTCCGGCTGTTCCCGAATTAAGCATGGAAATATTTACAGACGTAAGTGATTGCGTACCAGCTTGGTAATGCGTTCCGCCGAATGCTGTGAACGGCACTACAGTGCCTTCTAAGTCAAATTTTGCCGACATAGTTCCGCCCGAACCAGCCGAACCATTTGAAGCCGCAGTAACATGACCTGTATTATCCACAGTTATATTTGCATTCGTATAACTACCAGCCGTTACGCCACTTACTGCATGCGAAATTACGCCGGAAGTATTGTTATAACTAATTGGGGACGTAGCAGAAATTGCCGCGCGCGCCCGTGCATCTGTGTAATATAAATTTGTACCTTCCGCTAAATCGGTCGTAGTTTTCGTAGCGAAAGCCGTCGAAAATCTTGCTGTAGTGTAATAAAGATTAGTTCCTTCGGCCAAATCGGTAGTGGTTTTTGTCGCAAAAGCAGTATTAAATCTAGCTGTAGTATAATAAAGATTCGCGCCTTCCGTTAAATCAGTCGTAGTTTTTGTAGCAAATTGCGTACTAAATCTAGCATTCGTAAAATAAAGATTCGTGCCTTCTGTTAAATCGGTTGTGGTTTTCCCCGCGAACGCTGTATTAAATCTTGCGGCGGTATAATATAAATTTGTGCTTTCTGGTACTGCGCCAGTATTTAACGTTTGAAATGTTTTGTCACCGCGATAATAGTCCGCCGTTGTCGTCGCCGTTATTGCAGGTTCTTTATTATTAAAAATTGTAAAATTTACAGCGCTTAAATATCCGTCAACACTTATACTAGAATTCGGAATAGCTATAGTTCTATCGGCTGATAAATCGCCGCCGCCAGTTAGGGGCGCAGTAGTATTAATTTGTCTTGTAGTAATTACAGGTGTTCCGGCGGTAGTAAACAATGCGCCCGCACCGTCAATCTGCGCAATACCACTAGAAAGAGAAATATTTAATGCGCTTAAAAAAGCGTTCCAGCGAAAGCTTGAACTACCAAGCGCTGCGCCCGTAGTTTTTGGCGTAACTGTACCTACAATTAAATCACCGTCAATATGCGTAGGCAATGCTGCTAGCGCATTATGCGGAATTAAAAGCGCCAATAATATAAGCCATTTCATAAAATACCCCTTATTCGAAAGTAAAATCTTTAAAACGAATTTTACCTGTGTAATTTGTTCCCGACATATTATCCGATGTATATTGAATTTGTCCGGTTCCAAGAATAGAAAATGTTACGCCCGTTGTGTCACCGTCGTAAGTACCACCTGGTGTAACGTCCCAAGAATTTGTTGAAACTTTAAATGTTGCTGTTAGATAACCATTGGCTACGCGTTCGCTAGAATCAGTTTTTCTAATAAGTTCGAAGAAAACTTTTGCTGATTTATATTTACTAGAATCTAAAAGCATTCCAGTAATATCTAGCGCGCTTACCTGGTTATTATTTATAGTAGCTTCCATTGTGTCACTCGTAGTTTCCCCAACAATTCGTCGGAAAGTTAGCGGTACTTCATAAACAAATAAATTTGCGCCCTTACCATTTTTAATTGTAGGGTTAAATTTTAAATCGAATAATTCATAGGTAACATAATTAGACGAATTTTTATCATCAAAATATTTAAAACTTTTACCTAAAAAAGCATGCGATAAAAAGAAAGCTTTTAAATCAGCAAAAATAGATTCGCTTAAAAAATCGAATGACAAGGCGCGCTTCGCCTCAATATAATCAACGGAAACTTGGCGCTTTCCGCTAAGGGACGTTGTAACGCGTTCTTTGCTATCAAAGCTTTCGCCCTTCTTTTCTATGGGTGGGTAATCGAATAGAATAACCGTTGGAATAAACCCGCCGTATTCAATTTTCGGAATATTAAAAGCCATTATGTATTAACCCCAAAAAGTTTAGCATTTCTAAATTCTAAAGCATCCGAAATATGCGTAACAAGTTTATCAATATAACTGCTTTCAGCCATTACGTCGCCTTGTACCACAATAGTACTACCGCCCGCTGTATTTTTTTCATTAAGCGAAGTAAGTAAATTTACTATATCGTCGTCCCGATTATTTCGTGAAGCATTTACGGCGCCTACTACTTCTTCAAAATTCTTTTTCGGTGCAACTAATTCACCCGGCTCTAATAAAAATGGCTGTGTGTCGCCGTTGCCCGAACCGCCTACCAATGCACCACTTGCGGCGGCTGTTACGTTTGCAATTTGTTCTGCTCCGAATGCGATACGCGCGGCGGCCAGTGCGCCCGCGATGGGAATAGCAAAGGGAAACGGTACCACAGCGATAACACTTTTTGCAATATTCACAGCCGATTCAGCCGTAGCAATTGTAATTTGTGCAATTGAGGCAGCTTTACCAATTGCTTTAAGTGTCGATTGTTTTGATTGCGCCAAAGCTACAAGTTCCCCACTTACACTTTTTGCGCCTTCTATTTCTGTACTATGCAGCGCTTTATCAATCGTGGCTACAGCAATACCGTAGCGCTTTCTTTCCTCAATAAGTAAATTATGCGCTTTAATTTCTTCTGTTAATTTATCATTCGCAATTTTCTGCGAAATTTGTAGTTCACTTTGTGCAAGATTTTCGGCGGCTTGAATTTGCTGAGCATTTAAAATTTCTGTATTTGCTAGGCGCTGCTCAGCCAAATCGGCGTCCGTTGCATCCTGTGCGGCGGCGAATTCGGCGCGGCTATCTAATTGGTCTTGTTCGGCCTGCGCGGTAATTGCCTTTTGCTGCTCTAATTTTTGTTGTAATAGCGCTAGTTCATTTGCATTTTTATTTTGCGCAATGGCTTCCGTTATTTGCGCTTCTTTTTGTTTTGAATCAATTACAGTTTGATTTTCTAAATCTACTTCGGCTTTTAAAGCGGAAAGCTTTGCGGCTTGCGCAGTTTTACGACGATTTTCTTCCTCAACACGCTGCTTTTCATTAATAGCACTAGTTTCTGCCTGCCCCGCATTTTGTATTTCATCATTCTTTTTTTGATTCGCTTTTAAATCGTCCTGAATTTCCCCATAACCTTTAGAAAAAACTTCTTTAAGTTTTGCAAAACCAGCCTGTACTTTTTCGGGATGAAACCCTAAAAATATTCCTTGTAGAATATCAGCTAAACCGCCAGCAATGTCGGAAACATGCTTAGCGAAGGCTCTAAATGTAGCTTCCATAGCTGGAAAAACTGTATTCCAATGTATTGCTAATTCGGTAAGCGCCACAATTACTGCTCCGATTACTGTCGCGGTTAAAAGCGCTTGTAAAGCAAAGCGCGTGCCCGTGATAGCAATTCCGGCGGCGATTGCGGCGGCTCTAACCGTGATTAATGCTTGCGCCAGTAATGTAGCGCCAGTAATTAAACCAGCCACGGCACCTGCGGCTGTAATTAAAGCCACGCCAAAATTCAAAAGTTCTTTATTGTCTTTTGCCGCATTAATTACTTTTGTAAGTGCTGCGGCGCCTGCGGAAACAGCGGGTGCGAAGCGCGCGCCAATTTCTTCTTGTAAATCTCCGAACGCTGTCGCAAGCGCGTGTAAAGAACCTAGACCCTGATTCGCGGCGTCCGCAGATTTTCCATAATTACCTTCTAAAAATTGTAAAACTTTTGCGTAACGTTCGGAACGCGTCGCGGTATCATTAAGCTGTAAACCATAGCGCGCTAGCACATTTACTTGAGAACCGATTGACTTTGAAATTAAATTACTTGCTTCATTTAAATCTACTTTTTGCGCTACTGAAAAATCGACAATTGCTTTTGTTAAACGTTCGGTAATTTCTATTTGCCCGATATGTCTTTGCGCCAATGCTTGCGCCGCTATAATCGCGTCGTTATCAATGCCTGTGGCGCGTTCAATTTCATCGGCATAGCCTTTATATTTATCACGTAGCTCAACTGTAAAAATTCCTTGTGACTGCAAAGCAGCGGTTAAAGAATTACTTGCCGACTCCGCCTCTTTGTAAGCCGCTATAGAAAAACCAATTTCAGCCGTTAATGTGGCGAAGGCAATAGCAGATACCTTTGAAACTTCTTTCAAAGCGTCGCTTAAACTTTCAGTTTGTTTCTTTATTGAATCAAACTTTTTTTCAGCGTTCGACGTGTCCGCATTAATTTTTATGAGCAGTTCATTGTCGGCCAAGTTTACTCTTTTCTAGCTGTCGTTTTGCGTAAGCCTCTAGCTTTTCGTCTTGTTCTTTACTAAAACTTACCTTATTTTCAGCATAATCGGAACCCAGTATTTCTTCTATAGTAGGAATTTTGCGGGCGCCGCGGCTTGTTAGAGCTATAACTAATTCTTGATAAAACTCTTCGCCATGTCGTCTTTGTATAACCGCGCTTAGGGCGTGTAATTGCCTAGCCGTTAAGCTTAAAAATTGATCTATAGAATATTTATACTCGGAAGCGAAAGCATCGTAGACCTTCGCCCAATCTATTTCTTTCGCTTCGTTTTCTTCTGATTGGGCATTAGCTTTGGGGCTTCACCAATTGCTTCGGAAATTTTTTCTAGTTGCGGCTCCCCTATTCCGATTGTTTGTAACACAGCTTTAACGATTGCTAGCACGTCTTTATCTTGATCTACAACATGCTCACAAAAATCGTTATAATCTTTAAACCGTATTTTTGATGCGTCTTCTAAAAGAAGGTAGCAAATTTCTGAAATTCCTTCTATTTGCACTTCGGAAAAAACTTTTTCTACTTCACCATTCGGCCAGCGGCGATTTACATAAATGCGTTCGCGCAGGGAGAAAACTTTTAACGTTAAATCAATTCCCGGCAGCGTCGATAAGTGGAACATCGCCCGTTGTGGCGCCAGGTCGTCCATTTTTAAGCCTATTTTTTTCATTGTTCCCCGATGCTTTATAAAGCGTTTTAAATCAATTTTATAATGTCATATATCGCAATAGCGTAGCTTGTAAATAGGCATTTTTGCTAGCAAATAAAATACTTGCGTTTTGGTATAACTTTGTTATACTAGAAATATGAATAAACGAATTTACAATTTTACATGCGTTTGCTGTAAAAAAACAAAACGCGTGCTACTTAAAAGCGAGAAACCCATAGAAAATAAGAATGTTCGCGGAGTTTGCGATAGCTGTGAGCGGCAAACGACCGACGCCACTCATAATTTACATTGTTTAAAACTTGACGAAGACGAAACGGGGACAGTATGAATAAAGAAAATAAACTGGTGCTAGCATTAAAATTGGGCGCTATAAGCTTCAAACAATATTTAGAAGCATTCCGCAAATTAGAATGGTGGGATAGCATAGACGTAGAACCAATCTATATTGGCGGATGCGTATGAAGCCACAAAGGGAACTTATACGCCAGCTAGTAGCTGTTAAATTTAAAGCCAGTGAACTGCAAATGCTACTAGCAAAATCAATCAAATATACAGACGGAAATGTAAGCAAATTAATTAGGGATGCTGTAGCGGCATATAAAAAATAAAAGCGCTAGCATTTCTGCTAACGCCCCTATCTAGTGTCCCGTGCTGACAAGATTATGGAAGTATGTGACGAATTTCGAAAACTTTATCTACGCTTGATTCGTAAAGCGCTACCATTTTAATTTCTGGCTGTGAGTAGGCAAGCTCAGCCATTGAAATTGGCAAGCCGTTTGCTACTACGTTAAACGCCTCTACTTCAAACATTTCGCCAGTTGCGCGCTTTTGTGCTAAGAAAACTGCGCCGAATGCTGGTAAATTTGTATCGCTTCCGCCTACAGAAATACGACTAGATTTTGTAGAAGGTGGGAACACGTCAAAAATTGCTGTGTCACCAGCTACTAGTGCGATAGTTCCCGAGCCGCCCGCAAAGCGTAAGCCCGTTGTGGCGTCGTCGGTGTTTCCGCCCGAAGTAACAGTAAGAGGTGCTGCACTGATTTTGAGTGAATCATTTTGATAAACCGCGTCCGTTCCGCGTTTAATATCAATATCAGAAAGTAAATAAATATCGAATGTGGTGGCCGATACCGCTTTAATTACATAACGACCAAATTTTAAATTTGCCGCACCAGTTGACGGAATAACCGACACAGAAGCCACGCCGATTGTGGCCGAAAACATTGTGCTACCTTGTCCATTTGTAAGCGCGCTTACTGTACCAGCGGCGTCCACGCCCGCGTCGGTAACAGTTGCACCCAAAAACAATTCGAAAAGAAAGCCAGGATATGCTTTAACTTTTGCGGAAATTTGTGTGGAAATCGTTTTAGA